GGGATCAGGCGACCTTCATTCAGGCGCTGAATGACTTTGACCTGACGCCTCAGGCTGACCCCAACACGGCGTCGCAGGGCCAGCGCATCATGAAGATCACTGCCCTGAAGCAGCTTCAGCAGGCAAACCCATCGATGTACGATCCAATCGCCATCGACGTTGCTGCGTTGCAGGCTATTGGCTGGTCGAACCCATCGCAGTTCATGGCACCGCCAAATGCTCAAGCATCGCCGCCACCTGAATTGTTGCAGGCTCAGGCTAAGATGAAGAACGACGAAATCACCGCCAATGCGCGCATGATCGAAGCGCAGGCACGTCAGGCAGAAACGCAAGCCAAGATCCAGTCCGGTGCCTTTGCGCCGAAGCAGGATGCTCCGGAAATGGGTCAGGCCGCTATGACTACCGCACAAGCGGATTTGATTAATGCCCAAACCAAGCAAAGCGAAGTTGGCGTCCGCCATCAAGAGCGCATGGTTGAAGACCAGAACCGCGATCTGGACCGCCAGAGCCGTGAGCGCGTTGCCATGTTGCAGCTTGCCCGCGACCTTGTGATGCATCCGGAGCAGGCTGAGGCTGTCGAGCCACTGGTTAGCCCGTCAGAGCGTAAATTCAACGAAGGCGAAGGCGAATGAAAGACCCAAAGGCCATACGCAAAGCAATCATGACCGCACGAAACATTGCGGCCATGGTTGATCCAAACTTTGCGCGTGTGCCTTTGCCGCAGGTCGGTGAGCCTGATACCGAAGAGACAAAGCCTCCCCTTAATTTTATGGGCGGTGGGTATGGCAAACCAATTCCGGGTTCCGAAGACAGTATCAGACGCCACAAAGACTTGGGTCGCGATATTGCTTACATGTCTGCGGATGAATATCATCGTGCAGTTGGTCGCCCAAGCCCAGAGTCGATGCGTCCGGGCATTACCGACAAGTTAATGCGTGATATTTCTGAAAATGGGCTTCGGGAAATTCCTTGGATTAATCCGTCTGGCCCTCTTGGTCAGGAAGGTCGCCATCGCGCAGATGCACTAACTCGTCTTGGATACAATAAATTTCCCGTTGCTATTATTCCCAGTGAAAATTCTGGAAATTACGCCGTTGGTGGTGAGGTTTACGGCGACAACAGCAACATAAGGGTTGTTGGAAATTACGAAGGTGAGCATCGCCTTGTTCCAATTAGCCCCAAAAACACCAATTACCGGCACGTCATGGAATATGTTCCGATTGATTGGCTTATGGAGCGTCGCGGCAACGAATATCGCCACTCTCCTGAGCGCATGGAGCAGCTTCGCAACGAAATTCAGGAGGAGGGGCTGCGTGAACCGGTGCTGATCAGCACGGGCAAGAATTCCCGCACTTCAATTGTTGGCGAAGGGAATCACCGTGTTCTTGCCGCTAAGCAGCTTGGGTATACGCACATTCCTGTAAGGGCCATGGTTGGCTCTTCAGCCGGTAGCGATAGGTTCCCAGAGGGCGCGCACGACGAAGACATTATCCCAGAGCCAAATAGATACTTCCCATCCGACGCCAAGCCATCTCGCGTCATGCGCAGCTTGGGCTATGAAGGTCAGGAAGAACTTCCTGAGGATTGGTGGGAAAAGGGCTACGCTGGTGGCGGTGAGGTTGATGATGGTGAGCAGGAAATCACCGGCTATCATGGCTCTGCCAACGAATTTCCTGAATTCAGTATGGAGGCGCGTGGCCGTGGCCAAGGGCAGGCCGCTTTTGGCGAAGGCCATAATTTTGCTGAAGATGAAGATGTTGCTGGCCGGTATCGCAACATGACTGCGCGTGAGCATATGCAGGGCGATGTTGTTGATAAGTACACTGGGGAGGCGCTCCCGTATGACGCGCCTGAGGCAGAATTGTTTAGGGATGCTGTGCGTTACGGTGACAGGGACCTTAGCCACAGGGTCAGAAATGTCCCGCACACTATTGCGGCTTATGAAAAAAGAATAAAAGAATTTGAAGATTACAGAGCCCAAGCCAATGATGATTCTTTTATTGATCAAAATATTGCCGAAACGCGCAATAAAATTAACGAACTTCAGCGGTTCGCAGAGATTGCTGGCACACACAAGTTTGTCCCCAAAGGGCATATGTATGAGGTTGGTCTGCGCGTTAACCCAAGCAGATTATTGAAATGGCATGAGCCGGTTGAGGCGCAACCTGAGGCCGTGCAGCGCCATCTTATTGAAAATGGTGTTGATTACACGCCTGAGTGGACGGGCAAAGATATTTACCACCATCTTATGGAGCATCCCGATAATGTTCCAGAGTCTTCATCAAAAAATAAATACTCTGGAAAAGCTGCTAATCAAATCCTTTCCGACATTGGTATTCATGGAATCCAGTGGAAAGACACAGACAGCCAGATTGCTCCGGGTAGCGGTAAAAGCAATTACACCATTTGGGATGATAGCCGCATTAAGACGCGCAGGCGCTATGCCTTGGGCGGCATGCCTGATGATGAGCAGACCAGCCCAATGGCCAGTTCTTTTGAGGCTGAAAACACCCCGTCCGTAACCGTGTCTCCGCGCCCCGGCAAAATGGGCGGTTACCCAGTCCGCGCTGGCACCATGGAAGAGCATGAGCCTTGGACCTACACAACGCCTCAGGGTGAAGATCAGCCAACGCCACCGCCGGTTCAGCACCCTGTATTTAATGAGCCGCGCATGGATCGCGTCCACAAGTCCACGCAAAAAATATTTAAGAGCAAGGGCTTTAATGACCTGACTGAAGAACTCACGGGTCTGCGTAATTTTACCATAAAACCAATTCTTGGGACGTGGAAAGGAGAAATTGAGCCCTCCTTCCACATCAGCCATCCGGACATGACTCCGGACGCCGCTGAGAAGCTTTCTCACCTGCTTGGTTTTGGCTTTATGCAGGATGCAGCCGTCAAGGGGCTGCATAATCCAAACCCAGAAAACGAAGGAATTCCGTCTGTTTACATGGGTCGGGATAAAAATCTTTCAAAAGCTGATCTTGACCGTATCCATGAGGCTTCCCGCGAAGAGGGCCTTGATTTTTCGCAAACCAGCGATGGTCGCGGCGTCAAATTTATGCACTTTGGGGACGAGGGTGACGAGTTTGACAAATTTGCAGAGTCGGTTAAAAAGGTTCAAGAAAAAGCGGGCTTGCCGCATATACATCATGTAAACACATCAGGGGATTTAAATTATGCGCAGAGTTACCTCAGGGGAATCTTTGGCCCGCATGAAAGCGAAGCTGGAGAGTCTGGGGATTTCAGCAGCCCCTCACGACCATCCGATTTATTCGGAAGGGTTGTCGATCACGTTGTCGCACCATACGCCAAAGCAGTCGCATCGGAAGGCTACCGGCTCTCACCGGATCGGCTAAGGGACACTTACGGGCTTTCCGACGAAGAGCATGAGAAGGTCCGGACGGCACTTCTCCCCGGATCAAAAGACCGCACCGTCGTGCCCCTTATGGAGGGCACTGAAGACTTAGACATTCGCCCAACTGGAGACAGGGGTAAGGCGACTGTCGGTGACGCCCTGTTTGCATTGCAGAACAGGGCTGCTGCGCATGGTCAAATTGAGCCGGGCGACTTCAGCAAAGATGCGATGGAAAAGATCGCCAAAGACATTGCCAAAGAAGTCGATTATCACGTCAAAACCGCTGATAAATCAGCCATTGGCTGGTATGACGAAGCCCTGAAGAAGGCGATGAAAGCCTATGAGGGCGTTTTCCCAGAACTAAAAACTGATGATGACAAGCGCATGCTTTTCCATGCAATCCTTGGCATCACTTCTCAGGGCAACGACGTCCATTCCAACTCCGTCCATACTGCGCGCCTTTATAATTTGCTGCGCGATGGAAATATGTCGATGCCTGAGGGTGTCGAAAAGATGAAGGGCACGTTTGGCGACAAAACCCGTGCCATTGAGCAGAACTTGATTAAATTCCATCACCTTGTCGATACCAACGGCAGTGATGCAATGCGCGACCTTTTTGGTCAGAAAAAAAGCGTTTCTGAGTGGAACAAAATACTCAAGGATAATCCTGAACTGCACGGCCCTGATGGAAAGCCACTGAGCATGCAGGGTGGTGCCAGCCAAAAGGTCACTGGTTGGACGGTTTTCGGTCCCAAAATCGGATCATTCATCAATAATCTGAGCGGCGATTACTCTACTCTTACAGCGGATCTTTGGTTTAGTCGCACTTGGAATAGGCTTCTGGGTCACAACTTCATCCACACGCCAATGGCTGAGGCAAAGCAATATCAGGATTTTCGTGACGCGCTTGTCGCTGAGCATGCTCACCACAATCCCGATCAGGCGTTGGATGAAGCTGCACCGGGCAAGACATCCAACGGTCAGGTCGCTATGAAAAATGGCGCTCCCGCCCCTTGGGAGCATGGCAACGACGTTGCCGGGATGGGGCGTGATGACGTTGATGCGTTAATCAATGATCCTGAAAAAATGCTTGAAATGGCGAAGACGCTATCTGACAGGTACCGCAAAGGCGGTTACAAAGATAAGAGCGACCTTCGCCGCCGCGCTAAGAACTGGATGGAAAACCGCGAACTTCCGGTCGCAGCGCCCCGTGGCAATAGTGAGCGTGACTTCCAGCAGAATACGGTTGAAAGAGCGCAGCGCATCCTGAAAAACAAGTATGGCAAGGAC